GTATTAGCTCTTAGTTTAGCCAATTCTTCGTTTTGATCAAGCTTTTCTTCTTGTAAATCTTGATTCATCATTGCTCTAGACTTGTCTAGATTCAATCTTTCATCTGCTTGCATACGTTTTTGCTCATTATCCATAGCTCTAAGGTCTAATTCTCTTGCTTTTAGCTTAGCTATTGGGTCATTTCCAAAATCACCCATAATTTTGTTCTCTTCTTCTTTAAATTCTTGTGTCATATCAGATATTAATTTAGCTTTTCTTGCTTCAATCGATAAATTTAATGATAAAAGTTGTTGTTGAACTTCAGGAGACTGTGCCATAGCAGGATTCATCTGTGCCATTTGCTGTAATTGCATTAATTGTTGTATCTCTTCTCTAAATTCTATTTCTAATTGTTCTTGCGCCATTAAAGATATGTGTTCAAAAATATTTTTCTGTAATGCACCCATAATCATAGGGTTATTTTTAACCATGTTAGTTGCCATAAAATTTAAATGCGAAGTTATGTGTGCTCTATGGTCTTGTCCCTTAAATGCTTGGAAAGGTTTGCCTGACATTGCCATAATATTTTCAGCAGCGGGATCCATAGGTTGTGGTTGTTGTGGTGGTGGCAATATTTTATTTACATCTTTTACTCCGATCGCTGTGTACATGTCTTTATATGCCTCATACAAATTATGCATTTGTGGATTTGACATTGCAAGTTGTAATTCTGTTTGAGCTAAAGTTATTCTTTGTGATTGTGAAAATATATTTGGATCTGCAACAGGTAGTATGTCAATCTTATCGTCAAAGTCTGCAACTTTAATATTTCTTTGTCCACCTACAACATCATATGGATATTCTGGTGGTAAATAAGTTTTAAATACATCTGCTAATAAAACAAATTCTTGTTTCAACGCCACATACAATCTTTTATGTATGGCTGACATGACCCTGGAGCCACGCTCTAAGAGGGCAATGGTCG